GTGTGTTTGGTGGGTTATTCGTAATCGTAATTTTCAATCATTTCATTTAGTATATTAATTGCTTCTTCATGAAATTCAATATTTTGTTGTTTCATCATTTTTTCAAGTAGTCCATCAAATACACTTGAAAGGAAAATTTGAATTTCCATATTCACTTTTTCATTACATGCGACACGATAAACACGAAGTGCATTTGCAGTTTTGCGCATTAATTTATTTGTTTTCATAGGTTTGTACCTCTTTCTTAATTTCTATATTCATTATACATTATTAAATAAAAATTGTCAATAACTTTTTATTACAATTATATTTCTTTTTTATTACAAAAACCCTAATTTAATACATTAGGGTTTAAGGTATCACTTATTTAGAAAAAATCGAAAAGTCCTTTCTTTTATATTTTATTAATCTTACTTATATAGTCTTTCTATATTTATTTTTATATTAATTATTATCCGTTTACTAGATGGTTTTTATCCCACGCTGAAAGCCACACATTACCGAACTGACCAAAGCCAAATCGTCTGTAGTAGTATCCACCATAATATCCACCATCACCAGTATCTGTAATACTATTTTCATCAATTTCAAAACTGAAATACATACCTGTTTTGAAATCCCAATCATTTCCATCAGCAATGTTATTACCGTTACTATCAACCCAGTTAATCAATGCTACAGGAATACCATTTTCTTTCCAATCAAAACCTACAGGTACAAGTTCATCACAACGAACTTGCCAAATTCCATTATGTAGAACAACACTATCAGCCCTATAATAAGCCTTTTTAGAGCTATTTCTACTTACTTCTGATGGTGCATGCGTCACACTACCTTGATAGCGCCAAACTTCAATATAAGACAAACCAGTTTGACATGCTCTTAGGTAGTAATCGTTCCAATTCCAGATAGAAACAGCTGTACCAATAGCACCAGATGTACTATAATCTGTACTAATAAACCGTTCACTATCCATCATAGCGCCTACATGTCCACCAGCTCCTCCAGATTGGCTCATATCAACACCCCAAGACATAAGAACAATATCATTCCGTTGTGCTTCCCAATCTTCATTTTTTACAATGCGAATCCACCCATTTTTAGCCAACCAATACCCAAGGGTAACAGTAGACGGTAGACCGTCAATCTGTGCTCCAGCTTCTTTTAATGCTTGTGAAATGCTCCCTGAACAGTCTGCCGTACCGTCAGCACCATTGCGACTACCAGTCATAGAATAGGTCAACTGACCTACTCTATTTTCAAACCAAGATACAATTTCCATTATGTTTTATTCTCCTTTGTTCAATTTTTCTTCAATTTCTTTCAATTCTTTTTCTACTCGTGTTTTCAAGAATGTTGGTACATAAACACCCATAACCGCCAAATTCTCCATAATACTTGTAATATAAGTAAGCATTACCATTAGAATAACAGAATTAGCAATTACTTGTGCATGAAAGTAATATCCACCAGTCATCAACATTGCATAAAATAAAAATGTTGTGGTGTGTTTAATTACTCCCTTTGTTCCTACATCACTAGAAACAACTTTCCATTTAAGAGCTTTTAGATACCCTGTTGCAAAATCAAAAAGTACCAAGAATAGAAAGATAACAAGCAAATCACTTTTGAAAGCTTGCGATACCGCGATAAACAATCCCATAAATTCACCCCCTTTCTATCTATACTATATACCTCCTTTCATTAAGATAATAAAAGTATATCACATAATATTATAAATGTCAAACAAAATCTTGTCCATAATCTATCATTTTGTCCATTAATTCATTAAATTTTTGTCCGTTTTCATCTTGTTTAGGTATCAAATCTCTTGCTGAAATAATACCTAATTCAGTTTCTATATACATTAAATCTTGTTCATCTAATAAACCCATTGATAAATTAGATTTTATATCATCTAAAATTTTCTCTTTTTCTGTGTTATGATATAAAGGATATAAACCACCTTGTTTTAAGTCTATAAAGCTATCATAAATGCTAATAGTCATGAACTGATTCAAAATGCTCTTGGTGCTCTTAATTTGAACACCATCTGAAAATTGGTGTTTTATGAATTGTTCAAAAGGTACATCTAATACAAAGCTATTTAGTCTTACACCACCAGCATGAATTTTGATTTTATCATTAACAAGATAACAATATTTCTTATGATTTAGTATATAAAATTTATCTATGTTTTCATTCTCTATATCCCATTTGCCTAAATTCATTTTGTGATATAATTCTTTAGGTATATATTCAAAAGCCTTTTTATCAAGATATAAACTGTCTGTGTCACAATACCAAAACCATTTATCAATATATTTATTAATATATTTTAGAGGTGAAAGCAAGTTATACATGGCATAGCTTGTAACTGTTGCTGAAAATAATACATTTCTTTCTTTATTACGAAAACCACTATTAATATTGTAGTAGTCACCTTGTTCATCAATTCTAAACAAATCAAAGAATAGTCTAAGGGCAGGCACACCATAGATACCATTAAGGTTTACTTTCGACCCCGCTATTTCATCACTAGTAAATACTACATCATTTTTTTCATCTGTTAAAGATATATCAGTAGCATTTTTATAGTCTAATTTATATTTTGCTTTTCCTTGGGTTTTAATATAATAATATTTATCTATTATGTCTTTTGCTCCAAATTCAGAGCATTTAAAGGTAACATAAGATGAAACAAATAAACTATTAATATTTAAATTAAATAGTTCATTTAAAAGATGAATACTATTTGTGTTTAGATAGACTTCACCATTTACTATCCTATAATATTTTATATACATCTGTTTAATAATTTTAGATGGTATCATGGAAATTAAATCATTAAATTCATCAATCAACATTGTAAAAAATGATATTTCATCATCTTTAAATGATAGTTTTAAATGTTTCATTTTTTCAGAGTATGAAATAGGATACATAGGAAATTTTTCATTAAACATAACATAAGGGTATGAACTATTAATATCAAGGCTAAAACCATTCTCTAATATTTTTCCTATTTTATTATCATTATAAAAATTTAGACCACCATTATAGAAATTGTTAAAGTAATCAAAACAATTTAAATCTTTAAATTTATAATCACCAAAGGCAAATAGCTCTCTACCTCTATTTTGTTTTAAAAGTTGAAATTCCGCTTTTTCATTATTGGTAATATATGAATGTTTAATATTACTTGTAAATGTAGGTTCTTTATATGAAAAACCGAAGAATAAATCACTATAATATTTTATTCCTAATATTAAAATAATTACATCATTTCTTATATAAATCTTTTCATCTTCTGTTAAATTAATAAAAATTTCTCTTATGTACCCCTCTAATTCATCATCTGTTAAGTCATCATCTAAATTATATTTAATATAATCATAATCTGTTTTTAGAAATTCTTCTGTGATTAAATCTTTATCAAGCAATTTTTTACCAATAACCGCAATACTGGTATTTGTTTTTACCCAATTATCTTCTGTTTTAAATTTAAAACCATCTAACTTAAATTTCAATTCCAGATTATTTTTACTTTTTACACGTTTTTCTAATAAATTTCCATCTTCCAAAATCGAAAATGTTTCTGTATTATCGTTTTCAATAGCATTTTTAAGATATTCATTTTCTACTTTACAACCATAATATTTAACTAATTCATATCTTATAAAATGATTATCATATCTATTACCATTGTGTGCATTTAATATATACGGTTTAGACTTCTTAAAATAAGGCTTCGTCCATTCAAAAAAATGTTGAAAATTATTAAATATAATATAATACGTTTCATCATCTAATATAAAACCAATCGTGAATGAGTACATCACACTTTTTAAAACAGAGGGTTTAATATTACCCTCTTTAAAATTATAAGTAAACGTTTCTATATCATAAGCAAGTAATTTATATCCACGTTTAATATATTCAATAAATTCTTTTATGTTACCATAAGGTTTATGATAAGTTTTCATACATTTTACCTAATTTTTGTAGTAAAATTCTTTCCTTTGAAATTTCAACTTTTTGTTGTGTTGTAGTTGTATTGTAATTGATTAGTTTAAATAAGTTTAAATCCATGTAATTAGGATTGTTATAAATATAATTTTTACTAAATGTGTTAGTAAATTTAATAATATCTTTCCTATATTTGTTATGAAATGTATCATTAAAGTACTTATTAGGATACAAATATATTACATCATCTTTCCTATCTTCTAAATTTAAACAATACTGGTAATCTCCCTTACTGGTAATATCTATTACATAGTTACCATTCCAAACATAAAAATTAATATATTTATCACTTTCTAATTTAATAATAGATGGACATACTTCTGATTTTATTTTATCAAACAATTCTTTACTAACTAAATTGTGGTGATTAATTTCAAACATACCTGTAAAATTACTATCATTTTCCACATCAAAAATAGATGTATTTTTATTTTTGTTTACTTGTTCATTTTGTCTTAACTCTATTAATTTATTTCCATATTGTTTAATGGTATTCATTTTATGTTTTTCAATTAAGCTATAAAAATCTAACCACTCTAAAACTGGAGAGTTAAAATTAATTGGATTAGCAAGTAAAATCATTTTAGGTTTTATACCAAAGGGTCTGTCTTTAGGTTTAACCCTATCAATAGATTGATAAATAGTCTTTATTTTTTGTAACTCATTTGGTACATAGTCATCATCAAGTGCTAGAAACTCGTCATATACCATCAAGGGAAACTCTTTCAATTTAAAACTTGAAAATTTAAGGTCGCTAGCGTTATTAATATCAGCAATTAAACCTATTTCCTTATCTTCATAACCAATAATAATATAGTCTTGTTGATTTACATACCATAGATTTTCAACTTCCCAAAATCCCAAAGTTTCAACTACATTATCAATCAGATTACGAAACAATGTTTGTAATTCCCAATGTCGCACAATAAAGATAGGTTTCAAATCCAAATCATAACCCATTTTAAGACATGCACCTATAGTGTTAAATGATTTACCATCACCACGATTTGTAATGCTTAAATAAACATCTATTGTATCTTTTGTTAAATCATCTAACCATAATAATTGATTATATTCTTCAGGTATATATTTCTTCCTATATTTTTCAACCCATTTTTTAAAGTCTTTTTTTAATTTAAACATTAATTCTTCTTAACCTTACTTTCTTTTACTATTTTATCAATAAAGTTAAACCATTTATCAGCACCACCATATCTCGCAGGTAAACTTGATGGTACATGCGCTCTTTCCCAATAAACGTAGGCATTATCAACACCCTCTTTAGTACTTTCAGAATTTCTCAAACATTGTTTTAAAATATTACTGTTAGCACCATCACCCTCAAAAGCGTATAGCATTTGAGTTTTAACAGTCCACATATCAATATTTTTAGATTTAGCATAATCCCAAAGTCCTTTTGTTCGCAAACCTGTCCATTGTCCTAGACCTACACCAACCCAATGTTTACCCTCATATAAATAAGTACCTTTATCTAATACATAATTAGGGTATACTCTATTTTGAAAATAATTCCAATCATAAAATAAATCTTCAACCGTTGGGGTTGTATTTTTATCAGGATTTTTACTTTGCAAACCTGTAAAATCAGCTTCAAAAGTTTTAGGGTTTATGTTACTTTCACCAACAAAGTTACCAACCAAACCAGCAATACCAAAAGAATTTGCCTGTGGTTCATACTGTAAACATATTTTAGTAATTAATTCCACCTTTTTTTCATCTGTACTTTCATCAGATGGGATAGAAGATGGGTTTAAATTAACCGGAGAGCCTTTTCGACTTTTACCATTCCAATTAATATTCTTATTGTTACTTTCATCAAGACCTTTAAATAGATTATCTTTTAACCCATTTATAAAATCTTCGCTCAAGGTAACTTTTAAAGTATTCATTTCAACATCAACATTTAATATATTATTTGTATATAAATCATTTGATGTTTGATAAACTCTATTATCGAAAACTTCAACTATTTCATTTAACATATTTTCAATTCCTTTTTTAATTTGTGTTAAGTCTAGAGATTTAATCGCTCTTCCAATATCAATATTAGGTTGTAATGATTTACCCGTTTTATCTTTCTTTGCTTCTGCTACACCATCACTAGCACTAGCACCATCATTAATAACCCATGCACCACTAAAACCAGCACCACCACTTTCAATCCAACCACTAATATTATCATTTGTAATTGGTCCGCCCCAACCATTGGTATTATAATTTTGTTCCAAACACCAACACCAACCACCTGATTTAATAGCCACATGTCCAGCGTCAGCATTAGTAAAGAAAACGATAGCACCAAGGGGGAGGGTATCCCATATTTTTTTTGCATTAGCGTCATTGTTAGGGTCACCTTGTACTTTTCGAACATTTGATGGTACGTTATTATAATAGATGTCTTTAGCATATAAACCACCTGTATTTAAACCTAAACCAAACTCTTGATTTAGTTTTACTATTAGGTCAACACATTGTGCACCCCATTGTTCGTCCATATCAAAAGCTTTTCCTAAATTATTTTTACAAAAATTATAAAGGTCTATATTTTTAGCCATATATTAACCTCTCCAATTATTTACTAAAATAGGTCTATTAATCTGTCTATTTTGTGTTCCATCATAATGCCAGAATTTTACACCATTTTCAAAAATTGTTTTTAGCACAATATTTATTTGTGGGTCTGCTTCTTGTAAATAAAAATTACCCTTAAACTGTAAATAGTTTACATTATTCATACTATTTACTGGCTCTAATTGTTCTAGTTTTTCGTTAAAATCAAAACCATATAAATTATAATATTGTTTAAGGTAATCTAATTCAAATTTATGTGGAGCAGAAATTAATAAATTAATTCCATAAGTTCCATCTTTTAATAGCAAACTATTGGGATAATTACCATCATTTACTTGATTAGCGTTTAAAGCCAAAGTTTGTTTATCAGCTTTTTGCTTACGGTAATAATCATATTCATCAGAGAAAGCACCAGCAACAGAACCAATACCACCTTTAAACGTAGAGAAAACACTCATAGCATTAAAGAACTTATCTTGAACTGAACTATTACTGTCCATAATTTTTTGTGCTCTACCAGAAATAGTTTTGCTATTGTCTAACTCACGATTGTAAGCACCTTTAGCCCATTCTAATTTAGCAGTATTAACAACTGTACTCATTTTATTAAATTCTATAAATGATAGATTAACATTTAGATATGTACCTTTTTTATCACCTAATTCGTTATTATAACCAATAGGATAAATTTTAAGTAAGTTATTATATCCAATAGTAGCTACAGCTCTAAACTTCAATCCTTGATATAATTTTGATGGTTCTAAAGGTACTATATTTCCGCTAAAATCTGTTAGTTCAAAGGTAAAATATCCATTTCTCAAAAGATGTGGCATGTTGTCAATTCCTAACATGTTTAACAATGTATCTTTTTCAATATTTATTTTGCCTAAATCAATCTCTTTTGATTTACCACCTTTTTTTAGTTTGTAAAATTCCACTTCACTATCTTTAAATTTAACTTTTTTCTGTTCTTCAAGATTTACAAGTAAAGATGGTATCTGACAAGCTTCTTTTATATTCTGCGCAATCCACGGAAAAGATGATAAATGAGTTAGAAAACTATCCCATTTTTCCGATGATATAATATAAGCATTTAACATAGATTTCATACCATCAAACACACCTCCAGTTGATGAACGTAAAACAGGTTTCTTTTCTGTACCAAAATCTGCTTCAAGGTCAACACTTGTTGTTAGTAAGATATAACTTTCAAGCATAGGAATTGATAGATGTTTAATATATTTTAATGATTTTACTTGTAAAGTATCATCTGTATTTCTTAAATATTGTTCTAATTCATTGTACCTATTTTGTGTAACGTGCTGACGAATAATTTCTACTTGACCTATTTCATTCAAACGATTACCTTGACAAAATGTCATAACAAAATCTGGCATAATCGTAACTTGTGTTGTGTTATCGTTTAAGTATTCATAATCTGTTATAAAGAAATAGTAACGTCTATTTTCTTTTTGATTAGTAAAATATCCGTAATTAAATTTTAATAAGTCCTCGTAAAGTTTAGGGACTTTAAGTAAGCCCCTATCTCTACGAAAATTGAAAAGACTTTCAAATTCCAATTTATTATACCTTTCAAAAAAATCATCTCTAATCTGATTATTTTCAAAATGGATTGTATTTTGGATATTAACTAATTCTGTATTTTCATAAAAAACAAATTTAGTTAAATTCATACTTGATTATCACTTTCTATATATTTTGCTTGTTTCCATTCATTTTCAACTTTTAAATTAACATGTGAATGATTAAGAGTAGGTTTTTCTGAATTATCTTTTAAGTCAGGATAAATTTCTTTACTACCAACATATAATTTTTTATTGATTTTAGAAATTCCTATAAATTCATTTTGGTATTTTAAAGATGGATAATAAGAATTTATTCTAACCCCTCTATCTGTAAGAACTTTATGCCAACCTTTAGCGATACTAATATTTAAAATATCTGATATAACACCTTTTGCTGTAAATGTATAGAATTTTATCGGTTCATTAACATAAATCATACCATTTTCATTAATATCAAATATATAATCGCTTGCTCTAACATAAGTAGATGTTTCATCTGTGTACTCGTTTTGAGTGTATATACCATAACTTTTATTAATTTTTTTATATACATTATTGTAAGCGATATTAATAGACCTAAAATCTATTAAACCATCAATTACTATTTTACCATCTAATGAATAATAATTTTCTGATTTAACTAATTTATCATATTCTTTATTGAAGGGTTTTGAACCATTAATATTATAATAAAAATCGTATCCATTCGAAAAATCATAATTACCTGTATATTGAAAATTTAAATTTCCTACAATATCAAATTCAGTTACAGCAATAGATGTAATAGAAAAAATTCTGCTAGCTTTTAATTTATTAACATTAGTATTACTGTTTACAATCGTACTAGGTTGTACTAAAAATTGTAATTTATATTTAGATACTTCTTGACCGTTCCCATCAACGTTTTTAAATACAAAAGCATAATAATTGCCATCTTTTACTTTATTAATTAAAAATTGACTATTAATATTTATATCAATACCAATATCATATGTAGGGTTATAAAGATAATTTTCACCCTCCAATAAAACTCTTTTATCATTATAATATATTAAAGAATGTTTTCTTAAATCTAATTCCATATTATTTTACCCATAAATCATTTTCACCCTCAACCTTGCGAGTAGTAATATATCCTTGTTTATTTTCTGTTGTGTAAATATTAATATTACCATGTGCAATATTACTTACAAGATTAAATGTTGCTAGTTCTGTTCCATCAGTTGCTCCGCTTGTATTAAGATTAGATACAATCTTCTCTACTGCTCTATTAATGTTATCAACTTTTGGTTTAATTTCAGTTAATTTATTATCAATTAATTCATTAACTTTTGTTTCATTTACTTGCTGATTTTGTTCAGGTACTCTAATATTATTAATCTTTTCATCTATTCGACGTTCATATTCTTTAGTTTTTTCATCAACTGCCCTTAGAATATCAGCTTTAAGATTATCAATTTTAGTATTTAATGCTCTAACATCTTTATTTAATTCTAAAAGATAATTAGTTACATCTGGATTATAAAGACCATCATTTTCAATAATTAAAGAGTTAGGACTTACCAAATCCTTATATTGTCCATCTAATTGTTGATATTGTAATCTTTTAACTAATTTAGATAAAACTAATTCACATTTAAGATTAATTACATCATGCCAGTTAATACCACGTTCTTTATTTTCATCAATCCAATCAAACTCCTTTGTATAATGAATCGCATTTGTTGATTGAACATTAATATTACGACGTGCAACACGATTAGTAAGCCATGTTAATTTATCTAAATAACGATTAGTATTAGCTAGATAATCATAATAACTTGGTGCGTTAGTGTTATAATCTCTCCTATCATCATACCACGGCTGATAATGGTTTTCTAAAGACCAATTAGTAGACCATGGATATTTAGCATGACTTTCAATTTGATTAAAGTTATCTTTATTTCTTTCTTCCATTTATAATTTACCCCACTTGCGAAAATAAAGCTAAATCTAGCTTATTCCAAAATTCATTAGTAATTTTCTGATAATCTATCAATGTTTTCAAATCATAGTTTTCTGATTGATATGTTGATACATTACTATTTGTAGATTTTCCTTTATTAATAGATAAATCATCTGCATAATCAATACTATCTTGATTTAATGTAATATTAGTTTGTGTCTGTGGTTGCGAACTATTAATATTGTTAGTTCTGTTCTCACCTTGACTATCACTTGTTGTTCTTGTATTTGATTGACCTTTTAACCATTTATCAATTTCATACATGTTTTTAATAACATCTTGATGTTCACTAACAAAACCCACTAATAAATTATTCCATAAGTCAATAGTTTGTACTTTTATTTTACGATTATAAAATTTGCTTAAAAGTTCCTTTTCAAAACGTTTTCTATTATCTCCAAGAAATTGCAATCCATAAGTTAAATAATATTGTACTAAGTATGTTAATTCGTTACCATCTTCTTGGTAATTACTTATCATTCTACTAATATTGTAGTTAGGATTGTTGTGATAAAGTTGATTAAATTTATTTGTAAAATTCGTTTCAATGTCTGCATTATCAATCAAGCTTGTTAAAATACTATATAGTTTTACTGTCATTTACTTAACATCTCCAATTTTTCAAGGCTTGAAAGTTCTTTTACCATGTTTTCAGAAAATTCAGCGTGTATATTCATTTCATATCTTTCATTAAGAAATTTAAGAGCATTATTTCTAGAAAATAAATAGATATTCTCATTAGATTTCTTGAAAGAAGCGTTTGATTGTGCTTCTTCATCTGAAACACCACTTTCTTTATCAACACCAAGAGATGAAAGACCAAGCATAGAATTTAATTCTGAAAGCTTATTTTGGAATTCTCTCTTTAGTTCTGTTAATGTTGATGTAATATTTCCGTTATCAAAACGTATAATATTTTCATTTACATCAAATTGTACTGACGTTTTAATAGCTGGTGCTCCGTTGAATAGGTCATCTATTACTTCTTCTAAATCGTCACCGTTTAAATCACCTCGAAAGAAAGTCATGACTTTAGCTTGTAAAATAAGACTAAAACGTGAAAGAGAAATTTCAGCAATTTCTTCCGCATAATGTTCTATAATTTCATAATCACTAATATAATTATATACCTTGTTTTGGATAACAATAAAATTACCATTTTTATTATATTGATTAAGTTGATTATATTCTGGTAAAATATACGCTTCATTTATTAAAAAATTAATATCTTTTTTAGTATATGTCTTAGGTAAATAATGATAATCAAAATTATTTTTATTACTTAAATTTACATATCCCAGAATTACAATATCACCTGTCACATCTTCACCAATAGCAACATTATAGTTATGTCTAATCATACTTTCTAGTTGAATTAAATCAACCTTAAAACGTTCGTCTATATTTTCATAAGATATTGTAAATGGTAAAATTTCTGCGTAACGGTTATATATAAGTTTATAAAACCTATTTCTATGAGAAACGACCCTTTGCTTTATCTTCTCTTTAAAAGATGTTTCTATTGTATTAAAATCCATTTATTCCCCTTATTATAAAAAATAAAGGGGGCGAATATACCCCCTTAAGTTTATCCGCCGATTACAATTTTATTGTAAAATGGTGAAATTGATTTAAAGCTATAGTAATGTAACCAATAGTTCCACTCCTTATACTCAGGATTGAAAAAGTTAACTATCATATCTTTCGTGTACTGCTTGTAGCGGATTGCTCTTTTATCAAGCACCAAAGCAAAATTTTCTGTAGTTGGCTTAATCTCTTGAACTTTATCTGCACCAAAAATAGATGTTACATCAAAAGTAAAGATTGTACCAGCTTCAATTACATCACCCTTTTCTGATTGATAGTCACCCATAGCAGACAATTTAGTAATTTGGTCATTAGTTGACAAAGTAAAATCTTCTTTAAGCTTATAAACACCGCCCAAATCATTAAAGGAAATGATTTTATTAGTAATATCCAAACCTTGAATATTATAACTTGTTGCGATTTGTGTATTCAATAAGTCTGCTTTAATTTCATCTGATGTAATAATTAACAAATCATCAATACTTGATACTGTTGTATATCGTCCAAGTGCTCCACCAGACGCTGTAGATGTTTCATTATATTTATCGGAGTTGTTTTGCATATTAAGAATAGCGAGTGACAATTTCTTAATAACTTCTTCTTTAGTAGAAGCGGTGCGCTTTTCTTTGGCGACATTCAAAGCATATTCAATCAACATTGCTTTAAATTCTGCTTCTTCTGTAATATTAATGTCTGAAATTTTCTTTTTAAGAACACCAATAGCATACTTAGTAGCATCAGCTAGTGTTACAAAATTCTGTCTTACATCATTGTCGTTAAGTGTGAATTTAACCTTACGAAACCATGAATTACCATAGATTTTAGAAGCAATCAATGGATAGTTGCGTTTAAGGAATAATTCCTCTTTCTTAGACAAGTTCATGTCTACTGGTAAACTATCTAAAATAACGTATTCCTCAGAATATTGTCCGATAAAATCTTGCTCTACTGCAAACCGTTGGAAACGATTTCCAAGGATTTCTGAAACAAGTTCTGTTTCTGCCAATTTAGGGAACAAAAATTTATTAATAAATGTCTCAAACTCTGTTTTATTAGTAGTAAGATTTCCACCAAAAGTCCAAGCTGTTCCATTAGCCTTATTGAATTCAATCAAGGCTTGCTTAGAAGCCTTTGTAATACCATTAACCATTAAACATTACCTCCTAAATTTTGTAATTTCTGTGTGTATTCATCGGCTTGAGTTGTTTCGTTGATAGTCATTGAACTATTTAGTTCATTTGATTTATCAAGCTTTTCATCATTGTAATGTGATTTCATAAAGTCCATATTTATTTTTCCTCCAAAAGTTTTGCGATTTCGTCATCAGTTTCTTGTTCTT